ACTTCTGGACTTACAGCAGAAGTCGTTAGATCACATGGAAACTATTCGCACTATCATCGAACAAGGTGGTAGTCGTGTATCTATCGAATCTGATAAAAAGCAAACGAAGTATCTTGAGGAAATCGCCAAAGACAGCGATGAAAATCTAAAGATAGTTAAAGAATCTGCAAAAGAACAGAAAGCGCAGTTAAAGGCAGATTCCAGAGAACGTGCAGCTGTGTTAGCCAATCTTGCCGAAAGTATACAAACATTTAAATCTCCTTTGGATAAACTGAAAGAAGGGTTTGCATCAGCCAAAGAAAAATATGGGACAGTTAGTGGTTTAAAAACAACTGTCATGGAAAAATTAAATGTTGGTGGTATCCTCACAAAATCTATTGAAAAAGAAAAGTTTGTCAAAGAACAAAGAGATCTTGGTTCAACAGCAAAAGCCAGCGATCTTAGAAAACAGTTTGATGAAAGAAATAAATTAGCAATTGCTATTAAGGCAAATGAAGCACAAATCGAGAGATATCGTAAGATGGGTCTCTCAGAAAAGCAACTTGCTGGTACTGCTTTTGGTTCTAAACTTCTAGAAAAGCGAGAGTCTTTGACTAGCTCTTTTGCAGGAACAGACTTAAAAGCAAAGTTTGCTGGAGATGAAGGTGATAGCGAAGCAGCGATTGAACAAGCAAGAATGGAAGAAGAGAATTTAGACGAGCAAAAGCAGCAAACTGTTCTATTGGAAAAAATTGCTCAGGGTTTATCATCAGATGTAAAAACTCTTGACGATAAAAAATCTGGTGGTATTGGAGATTTTCTTGGTTCAGCGTTAACAGGGTTTGCTAATGGATTTTCAAAAGCCATAGGTATGCTCTTTAATCCTAGAAATTTACTAAAAGTTCTCAGTAAAGTATTTGCACCAGTGATAATTATTGGTTCGTTGGTCAGTGGAATTATGGATGGATTTAAAGCGTGGAAAGAATCAGGATCTATTAGCGAAGCACTAATTGCTGGATTAGGTGGTATCTTAGAATTCTTATCATTTGGTCTGATTAACAAAGACGACGTTAAAAAGATAGCAAACTCAGTTGGCGATTTTGTCAATGAATATATCGTAGAACCAATCAGCAATTTCTTTAAAGACATTAAAGATGGAATTATTGGAATGATCCAGAACATTGGAATTCCTCAGATGAAGTTTACCATTCCTGTATTGAATAAAGAAGTTAGCGTTGGACCATATTATCCATTCAAAGATACTGGAAACGGAAATACTGTAAATGCTCAGTCAGCTATGCAACAAACTCCAGCTGCACCAGTAGTTGCTGCTTCTGCTGAAAATGCAGGATTATCCGTGGCTGGTTCTGCTGGTGGTGGTAATACTGTAGTTGCACCAGTGACTAATAACAGTCAGCAAATTAAGAATGTGGTCGTTAAACTGCCAACACGAAATCAGGATTCTTCTTATAGTAGGTATCTTGATTCAATGTATGTAGCACCATAATAAAAAAGGGAGCGCAAGGCTCCCTTTTCTTTAACTGAAGATTTTTATTCTTCTTCAGCAATCTTCTGGAAGTAACTCATCATATCATCTTCCTCATCATCCATCTTTGGAGCAGGTTTTGATGCTGCTTTTGGAGCAGGAGCAGATTTAATGACAGGGGCTTCGCGTTCTTCAGCAATATCAGCTGCAGATGGAATCGGCTCACCATCACCAAGAACGTCAGCGAGTTTACGAGACAGTTCTTCAAAAGTCTTGAAGTGTTTACGATCCAAGAACTCAGAAAGTTTATATTGCTTGCTAACTACGTCGAGCAATTGCTGTTCATCACCATCAAACAGTGAAGATGGTTCCATGAAAGCAGACTGGTCATAGTTTGCATATCCATCGACCTTGCGCATACGAAGTTTAAAGTCTGCACCTTCCCACAAGTCAAACACGTTGACTGGTTTCTCATCTTCGAAAGTTGGACGTGCTTTGTCCATAATCTTATCAAAGATTTTCTTACCAAACTGGAACAAGAATACTTTACCTTCATTCTCAGGATGTTTTGGATCACTGATCACGAGAATGTTAGCGATGTATGAAAGACGACGCTTTTGCTTGCGAGCGATTTCTTTGTTAGCCTCTGAACCAGAGTTCCACAAGCGAGTGTTTAGTTCGCCAACTGGATCTTTCTCACCAAAAGTAGTGAGAGAATTTTCAATATACCATTTACCAGTTGGACCCTGGAAAGAGTGTTTGAAGATTCGAACCCATGGAAGTTCATCACCCTCAACACGAGGTAGGAAACGAATAGTCGCAGTGGCGTTACCTGCTTTATCTGGCTCTAGTTTCCAAATACGATCATCGTCGTATGATTTCTTTTCGCTTGTTTGGGGATTTGCAATCTTATCGAATGCTTGAGAGATTTGACCAAAGTCTGTGTTGCGCATTTTACGCAGTGCTTGAATGTCCATCGTATTTTCCTTTATATAAAAATGTATTTACTTATTGTCGTATGTTGTATTAGTATACTCTGTTTCGTAAGATTCGTCAAATAAATCTTCATTATCATTGTAATCTTCCTCAACATACCTATTTAGTACTCTCGTACTTTTCTTTTTACCAGCAGATTTTTTCTGCCTATTGATATCATCATAATCGTCAAAATATCTTTGACTATTTCTTACTGTATGACCCATGACTAGAACTGTGTTAGCTCCTCTTTAAAAGTTCTATAAATTGGTTCGATCTTTGTACGATCGTACTTGACGAATCCCTTCGCCTTTTCAATTCTCCTTCGCTCATCATCCCAAAGCAAAGATAGAGAATGATTCTTTTTCCAGCGTTCAATGAAGTTATCAAAGTCATCCATTATACGCATTGTTTCTATTGTTATATGTTTACCAACATAAAGTTTCAATAGTTCTGGATAATTACCATCTACAAAATCAAAAAGATTCTTAGGATAAACCTTTTCTTTCTCGCAATGAAGGAGTATTGAATCAATATCGCTTTTAAAAATATATGCGATACTTTCTTTACGTTTTATCCAGGTATTGTAATTGTCTTGGGCTTCTTCCATTTCCCAAACAGAATGTTGACATCCATAAGCAAAGTTTGAAACGAAAAACTGAATAACATCTTTATCATTTTCAAGTTTATGGGCAAGACGCTCAAAGTGAAATCTATCCGATCTATTTTTGAAAGCATCAAGGGAGCCTTTTATGCGACCTCTGGTATCAAAGACATTATACTTATCAGTAGTGAAGTGCAATTTAACAGCCATGTAATACTGGTATGCCTTAAATCCGTTCATACATCTAGTTTAGCCTGTTTCGGGAGATAATTCAACTCTTGCATTTCAATAGCAATTTTATCTTTTAGATTTGAATTTATAAGACTTGCAATATCATCGGGTTCAAGATAATTTTCTTTGCAGTAGTCAAGTACAGCATCCATATAAGAAAGTTTTTTTTGTCTCACTAATTGTTCAATATAAAGAGAAAACTCATTTGATGATTTAAACATTATTTTTTACTCAAATAATAATTTGCAGTGTTGATAAGCTGTGAAAGTTTTGAGTACTCGTCAGATTTTTTTCGGTAAAGATCCCAGATAGGGGTATCTGTATCTTCATAAGACATCTTGCGTTCGAACTTATCAAGAAACATTGACATAAATTTATCAAGTTTCATTCTTTCTAAGACAAGATGTGTATGTAGTTGGGTTAACTTATCTACCTGATTGTAGGTATAGTAGTTGACAATTTTTGAGTTTGTTTGTATCACGTTAATCATAATTATACATCATCCAATAATAAAAGTCAAATAAAAAATTTATGTTACAGTTCTGTAAACTTGTCTTACATAAGAAGCACCACCTGTTGAATAACGATAAATGTTCCATCCACAATGAACTACACTATTTGAATTTGCTTGCACAGAACCTGTTGGATTATTAATATAATAACCGCCAGTTGTGATTTCTTGAACAGGTCCACCAGCAATAGTGACTCCTTGATTTGGACCGAGTTGAACTGGTCCAAGAACACTAGCCTTTGTCGTCTGCGTGGTAGAATTTGAAAACACTAATCCAGCATTTGTTAGATATATTGGCATTTATTACTCCCTAAAAGATGTCTATTTTTGTTATTTATAATATAATTATATTTTACATCCAGATGGAAAATTTATCAAGTTTTGTTTTTTCTAATTCTTTTTGCATTTGATGGCGATATTCTCGCTTCAGCCACCACTTATACTTGTTAAAATAATCTTTAACTGTAGTTTCGGGAATAGTATGCCAAGACTCACATTCATCTTTATGATGATAGTACTTTTCTTGCAACCAAAGTCTAAAATCCATCATGATGCAAGCATCCTTAAAAGACCAATGGTGTCGATTGTGACAAGTAGAAGATAATTGGCAAGCATACCGAAAGATTTACGAGTATAAGCAGCCCAACCATACATAGCACAACCAAGAATCCAAATAGGATAAAGAATAAGTAACGGAGGGTTCGGAACCGTAAGAGCCATAGTAATACTGCAGCCAATACTAATAGCCCAAGCAAAAAGTTCAACAATAAAGCGAAACCTATTAGACTTAAAATCACTCTTTATCCATTCCCAAGTATTTAAAAAAATCTCATTCATTATCGCCTCATCTTTGCCAAGTCTTTCGCTTCATCATCACTGAAAACTGGCACAGCATTTGACTTGTGCAAAGTTCCAATACCTATAATTTTATCGCCAGTGTATTGACTCACTTCACGCTTAGCAGCGTAGCCAATCCCACTATCGCGACTAGGATAGTGTTTAGATTCTCTCCCAGGGGGAGTAGAAAGTTTGTAATCGGTGAGAACAGTTTGTCGTTGAACTGATCTTCCAGATCGTTTAGAAAATCCGCCATTTTTTGCATGAAGTTCATGTGTTTTCCTCAATTTTTCCCA